ATTTGAAGTAAAAAAACCTGACGGATCTGTTGGGATGACTTTGTACTTCAAGGCGATCACACGTGCAGATCGCAAGCGTGCTCAGTCTCTTGCCAATTCAGATCAAGCTCTCGACATTAGCACTCAGATGCTGTGTCAGATGGCCGAGCGTGAGGATGGAAGTAAGGCATTTGCTTCGGCTGATGTCCCCAAACTGCAACGTGAGTTGCCTGAGAAGATCCTGAATGAGCTTGAGCTGTTCTTGTTTGACCTTGAGGAAGAAAAGGTCGATGAATCAAAAAACGACTAAAGCAGGACAATTGGCTCTACTTTGAGTTCTTTCTGGCCTGCGAACTTGGCATGACTGTCAGTCAGCTTCGGCGTGACATGACACAGGAGGAGTTTGTATATTGGGCCGCATTTTATGATCTAAAAAATGAGCGTGAGCGACAAGCACAAGAGCGTGCTAAAGCGCAGCGCAGATAGAGTGTTTTTAGACATTTAGTGCGATATTGTGGCAGCGGTTGAGATTATTGTTAAGGCGGCTCAACCCGTCCAGGCATTCAATAGAATTACTGCGGCCACTAATCGGCTAAAAAGGGGCGTGAAGGGCGCTCAGGATGCTCTAGACGCGGCTGGGAAACAAGGTGCGCGTGCAGGTAGGGCGATCAAAGGTGGACTTGATAAGGCGGCTCGTAGCGCAGATAAGTTTGCCGACAAGATGGGCAATCTTAGAAATGTACTCTTAGGTATCGGCGTAGCTGAATTTACGCGACGCATTGTTCAACAGGCTGCGACATTTGAGCAGACACAATTGCGACTTAAGTTGCTATCACAACAATATGGTGAGTATGGCGCCGTACAGCAATTAGTTCGCCAGAACGCAAGAGACTTTAACTTGTCGCTGCAGGAATCAAGCAGTGCATTTGGCGATATTTTTGCACGCCTACGTCCACTTGGTGTGTCACTGGAAGACATTCAAAGTGTTTATGCCGGCTTCAACGCTACAGCACTGGCAAGTGGCACAAGTGCAATAGAGGCATCAGCGGCATTTAGACAGTTAAGTCAAGCACTCGGCTCTGGCAGGCTGCAGGGCGATGAATTTAGAAGCATCTCTGAGCAACTGCCGGGGATCTTAAGTCTTGTAGCCGATGAAATGGGTGTGCAAGAGGGTCAGCTCAGGGAGCTGGCGAAACAGGGCAAGATTACTTCTGACGTTTTAATTAACTCTTTAGCGAAAGGCTTCGAGGTCAATGGAGAGAAAGTCAAGGCATTGATCGCTCAATCGCCTGCTCAAAAGTTTCAGGCGCTAAACAATGCTGTTAAAGGTTTGAGTACGAGTTTGGGTCAAGCGTTGCTGCCTGTTCTCGTGCCAGTTGTGGAGCAACTAACACATATAGTCAAAATGTTTGATTCTTTGCCGTCTGAAGTCAAAGCTCTTGCTGCAGCCGCAATTGGCATTGCAGGCGCATTGGCGATTGTTCTTCCGGCACTTGCAGTATTTATTAAGAGTGTCGGTGTTGTAGCAGGATTGCTGGCAACTGCAGGGGCCAAAGCATTGATACTAAAAACGGCCTTAATTAGTTTGCCAATTCTGGCTATTGCAGGATATTACGGAAAAATGGCGCTCAAGGCACAAGAAGCTGCCATACATCAGGAAGAACTAAATCAAGCACTTAGAGGCGGCAACTATGAAACCGCACAACGGCTCCTGAACAAAGAACTTGAGCGGAATTTAGATCTGCAAGAGAAAAGAGATGAGATTCTGCGAAGAAGTGGCGAGCGTGGTGCTGGTGCAAGAAATAGAACTTTGCAAGAGTTGAATAGTCAACTTGCAAACTCGAAAAACAACATAAACGCACTAATCGATCGAATGGAACTGCTTGGCAAGCCTAAAGCCGAAGCAAAGATTCCAAATGTTTTGGATATTGATGCTGATCAAGATCAAGGTGGAAACATCAATCAAATGTTGTCGCGACGTTTGCAGTTGCTGCAGATTACATCCGATGAGGAGCGTGAAATTAAGCGACTAGAGCATGAGCGAGCTGACTTGCTTGCAAGGATCAACAAAACTGAGAATGCGACCAAGAGAATACAGAATCGCGAACTTGTGGATTCAATCTTCCAAGAGGAAAGCGAGAAGATTAGAGCCGACTTTGCCCAGAAGAGATATGACGCTTATGTGCAAACGCTTGAAAATATATATGCCCAAGCCGATGCAACGGAGATTTTGACATTTAAGCAGAAAGAACTCAGTGATGAAGCCGTCAAATTAGCTGACACGATCAACAACGAAATCGTCACTGGCATTACGGGCATGATCGAGGGCACAAAGACTCTTGGCGATGTGCTTACCAATGTCCTTAAGAAATTCGGCCAACAGCTTCTGGAAACTGCGATCCTTGGCAAACAGGGATCAGGCGGCTTGTTTGGCACCATATTCTCAGCAATAGGCGGCATTTTCAGCGGTGGCAATCCACTTTCAGGCTTTGCACCAAGCTTGTCATCTGGTTTGGACTCAAAAGCACTGTTTACTACCGATCTGGGTTTGCCTGATTTCGGTAGTATTCCTAGTGGCTTCAAATTTGCAAATGGTGGCAGACCTCCGGTTGGCAAAGCATCACTTGTGGGTGAGAAAGGACCTGAATTGTTTGTTCCTTCTCGGGCAGGAACAATTGTTCCCAATCATCAATTAGGTGGATCTAACATAACAGTAAATGTTGATGCTTCTGGTTCATCTGTTGAGGGCGATGCTGATCAAGCTGCACAACTTGGCAAGGTGATCGGCATAGCAGTTCAGCAAGAACTTGTGAAACAAAAACGTCCTGGCGGTTTACTTGCAAGCTGATGGCTACTTTTCCGTCAATAACGCCGACATATGGTGTGCAAAAAAGCAGCGCACCAAACATTCGCAAAGTGCAGTTTGGTGATGGCTATGAAGCTAGGTTGACATATGGATTGAATCAGAACCGTAAAATTTTTAACCTCACATTTGAGGTGTCAGAGACTGATGCGGACACAATTGAGACATTTTTGGATGCAAGGGCTGCAGACAATGCGAGCTTTGACTTCACACCTCCTGGCGAGGGCAGTTCCTCTAAGTTTGTTTGTGAACAGTGGAGTAAGTCGATTCCATACAAGAACCGTGCCACAATACAAACAACGTTCCGTCAAGTCTTTGAACCCTAATGGCAGTAGCAGCCTGGGCCGCAAGCACCGCATTTTCTGTTGGTGACATCCGACGCGCCACAACAGATCAAGCATCCGGTTTGTTTTTCCGATGTACTACTGCTGGAACATCAGCATCGTCGGAACCAAGCTGGCCGACAGATATTGGCAGTACGATCACAGACAACACCTGTGTCTGGACGGCTATTGCTTCTGCATATGAAGAACTAGCCAAACTCAGCCCTAGTGCGGTTATTGAGTTGTTTGAGGTCCATCTAGACAGCACACTGCACGGCAGTACTGATGTTTATCGTTTTCATGCAGGCGCAAATGCAGCTATAGACGGCAACATTGTTTTTAACAGCAACACTTACACGCGCATTCCTGTCAAGGCAGACGGCTTTGAGATGACAAATACAGGTACGCTGCCACGGCCAACTCTTTCAATCAGTAATCTTGATGGCACGATGACCACGCTGCTGTTGCTAGTTAATGCAACAACTGCAGGAAATGATCTCGGTGGTGCAGAGGTCCGAAGAATCAGGACACTCAAAAAGTTTCTAGATGGTGAGTCAACGGCCGATCCAAATGCCAAGTTTCCTGATGAGCGTTGGTTTATAGATCGGAAATCTAATGAGTCGCGAGACAGTGTGACATTTGAACTAGCCAGTAAGTTCGACCTTGCTGGTCAAAAGCTGCCGAAGCGTCAAATCATTGCCAATGTCTGTCAGTGGAAGTATCGCAGCAGCGAGTGCAGTTACACGGGCAGCAACTACTTTGACGTGGATGGCAATCCTGTGAGCACTTTGGCGCAGGATGTATGTGGCAAGAGAGTCGAGAGCTGTAAGCTGCGGTTTGGCAACACTTCTGAATTGCCATTTGGATCATTTCCTGGAGCCGGGCTTATTCAATGATGAAGCTAACCGCAACAATGAAGGCTGATATTCTTCAGCAGGCGAAAGATGAGTTTCCACGTGAGAGCTGTGGGCTGATCGCCGTTGTTAAAGGGCGTCGGCGTTATTTTCCATGCAGAAACATAGCCGAGACTCCTGATGAGCACTTTATTCTCGATGGTTGGGATGAAGTAGAAGATAAGGGCGAAGTGATAGCTGTTGTTCACAGCCATCCAAAGACCAACCCTGCTCCATCACCGGCTGATCGTGTTGCTTGCGAAAAATCTGGTCTGCCATGGTTTATTGTTAACCCGAATACAGAGGGCTGGGGTTACTGCGAGCCAGAGGGCTTTGAGCTTCCATATGTGGGCCGTGAATTTGTCCACGGTATTGTGGACTGCTACAGCCTTTGCCGTGATTGGTATGCAAGAGAGTGGGGACTAGAGCTGAGAGATTATGATCGTCGAGATCAATGGTGGGACAATGGCGAAAATCTTTATCTGGAGAACTTCCAGAAAGAGGGTTTTCACAAAATTCCAGTGGAAGAGCTGCAACCTGGCGACGCATTGTTGATGCAATTAGTTTCGCCTGTTCCAAATCATGCTGCAATTTATATTGGCGATTCTCAGATTTTGCATCATGTGCAGGGAAGGCTGTCGAGCCGAGATGTTTACACTATTGGCAGCAGCTACTATGGAAAAAGCACTGCTTGCGCCTTAAGGCATGAAAGTCGTTAAGGTTTATGGCGCACTTCGCAAAAGATTAGGTCAGTGCCGCTTTGAGTTTGAGGCCGAGACACCAGCCCAAGCCATTAGAGCATTATGTGTGAATTTTCCTGGTCTAGATAAGTGGCTTATTGATAGTGAAAAGGATGGAGTTGGTTATAGAGTAACGATTGGAAAAGAGCATGTTGCCAAGGATCTCGGTCCTTTGATGATGCCTTGGAGCGAAAGAGAAGTATTCAGCATCACACCCGTAATTGCAGGTGCAGGTCGCGGCTTTGGCTCAATTCTGTTAGGTGTTGCATTGATTGGTGTGGCTATTGCATCTAGCGGCGCAGGCTTGTTCGCTGGTGGTTCTTTGGGGTTTGGTTCTACGGCTGCGGCTGGTGCCGGAACACTTGGCGGCAGTTTGGCAGTAGCAGCAGGAAACATTGGTATCGGCTTAGTGTTTATGGGCATCGCCCAATCAATCTCACCTCAGCCTGAGGTGCCAGATTTTGATGAATCAGCTCAACTTGAATCGTTCACATTTTCAAATGTCGTAAATACATCCAAGCAGGGCTTGCCAGTGCCAATAGTTTATGGACGTGTCTTTGCTGGATCGGCAATTATTTCCAGCGGCACTGATGTTGATGAGGTGAGGGGATGACACAAGCCAAATATATTGCTGGTTCTGGTGGTGGCGGTTGTTTTACGGGCGACACGCTTGTGTC